GTTGGTCTTGCACTTCGACTTGACCTTGCCGCCGTCCTTGCGGGCGGTGCGGGCTTCCGGCTTCACCATCTTCTTGATGAGAGCCTTGTCCATGGCCTCGTCAGCGTGCTTGGCTTCACCGCCGTTCTTGAGGCCCAGCCCCTTGATGAGGTTCTTGGTCAGGAGCGGGCTGTCGCCCTCCAAGATGCTCTTTGTGGTCAAGCCGCTCAGGAGACCGCCGTCAGCACGCTTCGCGCGAGCCTCGGGCTTCACCATCTTCTTGATCAGCGCCTTGTCCATCGCTTCATCAGCATGGACCTTGCCGCCCTTCTTCATGGCCGACACGCCGGGCGTGATACCCTGACCACCGAAGTCGAGAGCCTTGTCCTTCACCATGCTCATGCGGGGATCCATCATCGGACCACCCATCATCTTCTTGGCGCGACCCTTGGCCTTCTGACCGAACGTCTTGGCCTGCTTCACCGAAGCATCGGCGCGGCCACCGGACTTGCGGCCCTCAAGGAACTTCCGCGCCTCGTCGGCGGACATGCCTTTGTCGGTGGAGACCGACTTGCCCATCTGCGACATGTGGGATTCGGCACGCTTGATCTCGGCCGGGGTCGACGCACGCTGCTCGGTCTTGTCGACGATCGGCTTGCCAGCGGTCGCGGACGGAATGCGACGTCCGTTCATGAACAGACCGCCGCCAGTTTCCTTCTCGGCGCGACCGCCCTTCTTATACTCCGCGTTCAAAGCAGCATTACGTTTTGTTTCGATTTCGCTCCGATCCGGCATTTGCGCCGCTTCACGGTCCAAACGAGCAATCATCGCACCACGAGCACGCTTGGCGACCGGACCGCCCTCTTCCTTCTCAGCGCGACCGCCCTTCTTGAAGCCGCCGACATGCTTGATGCCTTCGCGCTGCTCGTTGGCTTCCTTGACGTTCCGGTTGACCTTGGCAATCGCGTACTGCTTGGCCTCAGCCTTCTCGCTCTCCGCCTTGCCGCCAGCCTTGCGAGGCTTCCGGTCGGCACGCATAGCGCCGCAGGAACCATCGACCTTGCCGCCGCTCTTGAATGCACGACGGGAGATCGGGCGAGCACCCGTCTTTACATCAGCATTGAGAGGCTCAGGCGGTGTCCAGTCCGAAGACGAGACCTTCTCGGTCTTCTCCGTAGCAAGACGCCGGGCCTTGCTCTTCATGGCCTCGCGGGCCTTCTTGGCGGTGTCGTACATGGTCGCTCCTTGCAAGGATACCGGGCGTCCCCGGAGGCATCATGCCTTACGCGAGACTAACATAAGAGCACGATCCACAATAGGACTGCGTTCGCCCACGATCACAGACGATGCACGACCCTTGCGCTTTGCGGGCTGCTTGGGAGGTTCGGCGCTGCCGCTCGCCTCTTCAACGACGCCACCAGCGGCGTATTTCCGTTTCACGTTGACGAGCTTGTCGTCGAACACGACGTAGTTGCGCGACCCCTCGCCCGCGCCGCGAGACCCGGCGTCGAGGTACTTGATGCCTTTGATGCCCGCTTCATGCAGTCGCTTTGATACATCCTCTGCGCTTCCGAGCTTCGCAATCAACGTCTCTCGGTGTTTAGGGGCAGACAGGCCGCTGTACAATTCGCCGCCATTCATTCTGACGCGGGCTGCTTTGATCCAATCCGTGCCGAGAATGTCCTTCAAAGTTGTTTTTACATGCTCCGATTGCTCACCCAACGGTTTGTCCCAATCAAGGAAGTGATCGGGATGCGCGTTGATGCGGACCTCGTACATGTGGCCCGGCTTCTGACGCATGCTTAAATATTCTTCTGCGTCTTCTACGCTGTCGGCAACATACTCAACTTCTTTTCCGCGCCGAGTAACGTAATACTTTTCATCACTAGGGTCGTATTCGTAATCCAAATCATGCCCGCTCAACCTGTCTCTATAATCTTGAGCTATAGGCTCAGCCTCAGCCGTATAGAGCCCGTGCCCGTATGCCTGAGCCCCCTCGCCCGTGCCGATCTTGTCCATCCGCATGCGGCCAAGCGGGAAGTCCTGCATGACGGTCGCGCCTTGCGGCACCTCGGGCAACGCGCCGGGCTGACCGACGATGTACTGCTCCTGCCCTTCCGGCGAGCGGATCAGCCGCTCCGCAGGATAGTCATGCGGCGAGCCGTGATACGCAGCGATGCCGTCGTCCTCAACCTCGCCGCCCTGCGCCTTGGTGATGTCCGGGTCGTTGGGGTCGAAGGTGCCTTGGTTGCCAAAGACGGATTTGATCTGTTCGGAACGGAACGGCAAATACCAGTCGGTCGGCCGACCGCCACGGGTCTGATGATCGGCCATCGTGTTCTTCAGGATGATGCCGTCATAGCCGTCATCCATCAGTTTCTGTCTAATTTGGTCAACGACTTCATTTCGTGTCCTACCGCCGTTCGGCAGCAGCCGCATGAGCTTGTCGAAGGCGTCATCGTGGCCTTTTTGCGCCAACAGCCCATTGATGCCGTACCAGTCCTGCTTCTTTGCCATCTCATTGATTTTATCCTGAAGCTCCGGGTGAATTTCGTCCGAAGCAAAGATAAGAGGGTTCTTCATTGAGATGTGAGCAGCAATTACATTCGGCTTTCTGCTTTCACTGGGCTGCGCATAGCCTGCGAAATAGTTCGGGGTTTTTTCGTTCTTGTCGAACCAAAAGCCGAAACGGTTCAAACCACGCGAGACCCGCGTCGGGCTTTCGTATTTGAACTGCGAGAAGTCATCCATCGTCCCGTGGAAGGCGACATCCGGCACTTCCTCGTGATTGCCATCGAGGAACCGGGCAAGGTTCTCTTCACGCTCCGGGTGGCCGTGGGGGATGAAAGCCATCACCGCTCTCCCGTGAACACCGGGCTATGGCCCACGATGTGAATACCGGGGATATCGTGTGCCGGATGACTTCCGAAGCCGTCGTCCTTCTCAGCCTTGCCGCCCTTGGCGAAGTCGGACCCATGCTTCTTCTGAATGCTCTCCAGCATCCGCTCGTTGATCGGCTGTATCGCCTGCCGCATTTCCGTGTTCCCACGATAGGACGAACGGCCCAGAGCGTTCGGCGAATACGGGTGGATGATCAGGGGCTCGCCCGTCTTCTTTAGCACAGCCGGGTGCATCACCTGCTCGTCCGTGTAATCCGGCATAGCGACCTGCCGCTCGATCATCGGGATCTTGCCGACCAGCTTGCCCTTCGTCGGCACTGGATACGTCGAGTGCTCGAACGACAGGTTCTTCGGGTCATACGTATCGGGATCAAGCTCGACGATGTGCTGACCCATCAGGTTGCCCGCAGCATCCAGCAGTTCCGGGTCCGTGATCGCCGCACGGGTCACGCCGACGGACGGGAACCCAGCGTTCTGAAACGGGGCCATCTCCATGTGCTTGACGATCGTCGCACGGTGCTCGCCGCTAAGCTTCTTCGTGAACTCCGCAGCCTGCTCCGCGTTCCGAATGCCGGGCCAGTCCTCCATGATCTGCGCAGCACGCTCCCGCTTCTTCAGCGATATCGGATCGGTGCCCTTCACATGCAGGCCGTTGCGGAGGTCGCTGTCGAACTTCTCAGCCGCCTCGGGCGTCATGTCCGACGTAGGAACCTGAGCAAGGAGTGTGTCCATCATGTTGGTGGACGAGTCGATCGCCGTCGGACCCATCGGCGCGAACGCACCGTAGACCGGACCCTTCTCCGCCGCCTTCAGGATGTTCGCCCGCAGAGCCGACGCCGCACCCTTCGCATTCGCCCAGACCGCTCCTTCGTTCGGTTCGGTCATGTACTTCGTGCCCGCATGCAGATCGACGGGCCACGCAAGCTCCTTGCCGTTGATGTGCGTCAGGCGACCGAGGTTCGAACGATCGCCGCCCAGCGTAAACAGCGTGCCGCCCTTGCCGATCTTATGGAACCCGTTCCACGTCAGCGGGTTCGCCTGCTTCGGAGTGACGCCGGGGATGTCGCCGATCGTGGTCTGCACATCGCTCGCGGGCATCGGCAGGACGCGGCTCGAATACGCGCCACGCTCATGGGTCGGCATCTCATACGACTGCCGAGCCTGCATATACGCCGCAGCACGCTCCGGATCCTGCTCGTCCTCCCGAAGGATCGCCTTCATGCGCCGCTGCAATTCCGTCTCGTCCGGAGACGCACCACCGCGCTTGAACCCTTCGGCCAGCTCAGGAGCTTTGCCAAACGCGTCCAATTCCTTCTTCCGGAGAATTTTCTCGAAACGCGGAAGATCCGCCGTTCCGGCACGGTCGTTGATCTCCTTCACTTCGTCATCGCTCAGCAGGCGATGCACCTTCATGCCGCCGCTGATGAGCCAGTTCCCCGTCATGTTCGGGTTGGTCTTGTACCGATAGAAACCGCCGAGCGGCACCTGATCCGTGACATGCGCCGTCCGCACATCCACCCGGCCATCTTTCGTGTATTGAGCACGATCGTTCGCCACACTCTGCCAGTCTACATCGGCAGGGTGCTCGACAAGAGCCCAGACCTGATTGTCGGGACGATAGTCGGGCGGCAGCTTCATGTCCTTGTGACTGCGGCCTCCGATATGGGTCGCGATCGGCAGATCGCCGCTGTGCCAGCCGGGACGGTAGGCCAGATCACCGAGGCTCGACTTCACCTTGCCTTCGGCCTTGCCCTTTTCGCCCTCTTTGGCGACGACCCACTCGCCGATCGGCACAGGCTCATTAGCCCGCACAAACAGAGGGAACAGTTTGCCCGGCTCGCTCTTCTTGGTCCGGAACAACTTATACGCCATCACGGTGTTCTTCGGCTCAGGCATGCGTCCGGCGGCGGCAACATAACCAGCCTCCCGCGCATCAAGCGGTTCGTCGCTCCCGCCGATCAACTGCTTCTCCATCTCGACAGGCGCTTCCGGAATACCCGGTGCTCCCATCGAGGCCATCACCTGCGCGACCGGATGAGACAGGACGGACGACTCGTCCGCCTCGATGCGACCGCCGTCAGCCGCATGCCGCATCGCGTCCATAACGTCCTGATGCGTCGTCTCCTCGTCAGCCGCCTTGTCCCACACCGCATGGTGCGTCAGGTGCTGATAGTAGGGCTCCATGCCGGACGGGGTCTGCAAGCCCATAGCAGCCTGACGAGCCGCAAGACGATCGACCGCCTCCGACGCACCTTCGCCGCTCTTGCGCCGCAGGAACGGCTGAGCCTCGGATGTCGGCTTGTCGGTGTGCAGGATCAGCTGCCGGGCATCCAGCGTCGGCTGATCGCCGCGACCCATGACGGACGCCACGAAGCCGGACTTCGACGGGCCGATCCCACGGAACTGCCGGGCCATGCGCCGCCACTCTTCCGGATCCGACTGCATCTGTTGCGCTGCAGCAACGAGGCGCGAGATCTGCTCCTCGCGACCGGGCAGGTTCTGCGCCGCCCACATCAGCGCGTCCGGGATGTCCTTCTCGTGCTTGCCGAACGGAGCCATGACCTGCACGGCGTTCCGCACCGACTCCATGTCGACGAGGCCCCGCTCCGCCGCCTTCAGATACCGCTGCCCCATGTCGGTGTGCAGCCAGTGCCCGAACGCACCCTCGGGCCGGACCATGCCCTGCACGTCGTCCGGCAGTTCGAGCCCCGCCTGCCGAAGCCGCTCGTCACTCACCGCCCGGCGCTGGATGGACGCACGCGTGATCGTGTACGCCTTGATCAGGTCGCGAGCGGACAGACCCTTCGTCCCGGCCTTGTTGGCCGTCTCGTCCATGAAGCTTCCGAAGGCCGCAACATGGGACGGGATCTCGGTCAGCTGAAGCTGCTGCTTCACGTCCTCCAGCGGACGCCAGTTCCAGTCCTGAATGTGCTGAGCGGGCGGGTCCGCATATGCCTGCGGCTCGCCGCCCTGCGCCATGACCTGCCGACCGACCTTCGGCATGTACTTCGTCGGGTACTGGTCCTGCAGGAGACGACCGCCGCGAGCACGCTCCTCCGCCGCCTTCGCCAGCACTCGCGCCGCAAGCTTCAGGGCGTTCCGCGCATCGAACCCGGTCATGTCTTACCCTTGCATGTTGTCGGGAGGCAGCACGCCGCCACGCTGAGCGATCATCTCCTGACGATCGATCTCTTCCAAAGCAGGCTCGATGAGCGGGGCCACGAGATCCGCGCTGTACGGATGCACCGCGATGTTCTGCGCCAGATCGATCAGGTTCATCCGCTCCTTTGCCGCACGATCCGCAGCCTTGGAGCCGATGTCCTTCTGGTCCTTCTCCAGCTGACCCGCAGCCTTCATCGCCTCGATCTGGATCCGAGCCTGATCGTAATGCGCCTTCTGCTGCGCCGTCATTGCACGGGTCTGGGCATCCAGCGTCGACGCCTGAGCACGAGCCGCATCGCTCTGGGCACGAGCCTGAGCCTGAATGAGTTCCGGCGGCGGGTTCGCCTGAGCCGAAGCAGGCGCAAGGAACTGCTCGGGGTTGCTCCAGCCGATGGCCTTCAACGCCGCCGTGTCGATCGCGATCGGGTCGTACATCGACGGGTTCGCCGCCTGCAGCTGCTTCAGCGCCATGATCTTCATGATGCGCTGCGTGTGGCTCGACGTGTTCGGATCCGCCTGCGGGACAAGCTCACAGTCGTTCAGCGCCTGCATGAACACCTGCTCGTTCCACTCGATCGTCGGACGCTTGCACCGCTGCCAGAAGCTCTCCGGATGCTCGCGGAAGCACCGCACCAGCAGTTGGAACTCCTCCGCCTGCGACGAGTGCAGCCGCTTGTGGACCGAGTTCAGCACCTTCGTGGCCTGCTCGATCATCGCCAGCGTCGTGCCGACCGGGGCATCGGCCCGGCCCTCGCCGACCTGCAATTCGCTCGTGCCGCCGACGCGCATGCCCGTCTCGGCCATGTTCTGACAGAGGTTCATCAGAGCAGCGCCGGGCTCCTTGTACGGCAACGGCATGATCGCCTGATTGATCGGCATGCCGCCCGTCTTCACCAAAGCGCCACCGCCCGGAGGAACTCGGAAAATGTTCGTGTTCTGCCTCGCCCCGGTGTCCGCCATCAGGAAGCCGGGGAAGTTCGCGAACATGCCTGCATCGAGCATCTCGCGCCACGCCGCCGTCACGGCGTTCGTCGTGTTCCCGAGGATGTGCAAGAGCCCGATGTCATAAAAACCCATGCCGGGGACGAACGTGTACTTGACGAAGTTCTGCCGGGACATCGGAAGCTCGTCCGTGTCCTCGTCATAGTTCCGCACGATCGAGAGGATCTCCTTCGTGCTGACGTCGATCGTCACACGGTACGGGATCTCCAGCCCGGTCTCTTTGCCCTTCCACTTGTGCTCGAACCCACGGATGTCGAGTTCGCAGTAGCACTCGTAGATCTCGCGGTCCCGATCGTCCGGGTTGAACGCGTCACGCGTGATGCCCTGCTGGGCGTCCTTCTCGCGCTGCGCAGGATCCAGATCGATCTGCTTCGGAGTGCTCAGGTCGATGTCCCGGTACGCACCGATGATCTGCAGGCGCTTCACCGTGCTCGGACGCATGTACACGCGATGCGTCACGCGCTTCGCATTGCTCAGGTCCGTAGCAGCGTTGTTGACGATCAAGTCCTCGGCATCGACGCTCTCGCTCACCGGGCGATTGCGCAGCGGGCAGAAGTAGACCTTCTTGAACGACGTCCCGCCGAAGCCGAGCATCAGCAGCATGCGATCGGTGTCAGGATAATATTCCGTCGCCACCGCCGTCAGGTAGTGGTTCAGATCCTTCTCAAGCGCATCGCCCAGACGGTCCTGCTCGATCGTCGAAGCGACCGCGTCGTTCCGCACCTTCACCGGGCCGTCCGTCGGCAGCATCTCAGAACGCGCGTTCGCCTGAAAGCGCAGCACCGCCTCCAGCAGCAGCGGGTGCCGGACCTTGCTCATGCCCTCGACCGGGGCACCGTCGCTCGCACCCTGCAGGCCGGGGATCTCGATCTTCAGCCCGAGCAGCTTGATGCCCTGAGCACGGTCTTCGACCCACTCGCGGCGGCTCTGCAGGTCGTCCTCGACGCCACGTACCAACTCGTCCGCGATCCGGACCAGTTCGCTGCTGTCGATCTCATCGACCAGATTGCGGAACCACTCGCCCGCACGCTCCGCCTCGCTCGCACCCTCGACCGGGCGACCGTCGAGGCTGATCGAGATCGAGCCGTCCTCATGCTCGATGCGCAGGATGTTGCCCGCGTCGTCGGTCTCGAACTTCGGCTCACCCTCTGCGATCTCGACCTCGACGTCGTCCATCGGGGACTGATCGGTGTTGTCGATCAGGCGGAGGTTCTGCGGAACAAGACCGGGCGTCGGCATCAGGCTTCCCCTTCGGAGGGCGGCATCTTCTCCATCTCGGCGACGAAGCGTGCGATGCCCTGCTGAGCGGCGATTGTATCGTTCTTCGCCATGATTTCATAGGTCCGGACGTAGTCGTAGGGAGCCTTGCCCCACACCTCGACCTTGAAGTGTCCGATCGTCTTCGGCGTGGCGGGCTTCAAGACGTCCACCACGGCGTTAGCCAGAATACGGGCCATGCTCATTCTCCTTGCTGCGGACTATAGCAGATGATGGTGCCGATTGCAGGAATTGAACCCGCGACCCCCCGCTTACAAGGCGGATGCTCTACCCCTGAGCTAAATCGGCTAAACGGCGTACAGCGGCGTCACCGTGTTCCCACGGAACTGCATCTGGTCCTCGACGCTCGCCGTGTGCTCGGCACCCCGGATGATCAGGCCCGTGTCGCGCAGGTGCCGCATCGCCATGCTCACCGTGTCCACGAGGTCGTCGTGCTTCCCCTTCGGGAACGTCGAGGTCTGGTTGATCACCATGTCGGCCCACGAGCGATCCGGAGCATAGACGAGACCCTCGGCGAACAGGTGCTGCACCGAGTACAGCCGGGCCAGCTTGTCCTGCCCCTTCGGATCCACCAACTGCACCGCGAAGCTCTCGTAGCCGTAGAGCCGCCGGATCTCCTGCGCCACCGAGTGACCCGCCGCCTTGTTCTCGATCAGCAGCTTGTCGACGTTGTAGGTCCGCATGCTCTGCTGCACCTTCTGGACGAGGTCGTGCAGTTCGAGCCGCTCCTGCCACGCGTGGAGCATGATGACCTTCGCGTGCTCCTCGGTGTAGGTCCGCTTGATCACGCTGAGCATCTCGCCGTCGGGCGACATCATGCGGTTCGCGATCGCCTTGCTGTCACCGCCGGAGAAGATGCCCCAGATGGTCAGGGCGGAGAAGTCGTTCTCGCTCTTCGTCGTGTAGGCAGTGTCCAGAGCAGCGATGACATACTCGCAGCCGGGATACCGCTCGTGCTCCCACAACTGCCACCACTCGCGCTTGATCACGCCGCCGCCGCGCGGGATCGGCTGCTG